AACCACTTAACGCTTTTGTTGATACACAAACAGCATTTGTTAAGCAAATCGTAGAAACCAATAAAGCACTAACAGACCAAGTATTGGCAACATTTGAGAAGTTTGCTAGCTCAGCAAAGGTCTAATCATATATGAGAAAATTCTTTCAAAGTATATTGGAAGCTATAGAAGCCATTAAGAAGCATAGAAGTAGTTCCAGTCTTAAAGGTCGTTAATCCCATGGGTTCTCTCAATACATACATAATAGTATGCAAAGAGAACCCATTTCAGTTTCCATTAGGAAAATACTACACCGAGACATCATTAAAAATATGTGCTCTTGGCAGCCCATTGAGCGTAATGGTTGGATAATCAAGTTTTCCGTCTATAAGACTAATATTCTGTTAAGTTTCACCTCTATAAATACTATGCAAACCATCATTCGATGTTTTAATGATGAGGATATAGCTTGTGAATTCATCAATTTTGTGTGTCACCGAGACCCTACACAAGAGCTGATGTTATAAATAGATCATAATCACAATTTCTTTGAGAGAAAACAATGGCTCTAAGTAGAATAACAAACCCATTTTTAAGTAGTTCTGGCGCAGGTAATGCCAGTATTACATCGCCTGCTGCCAATACGGTAGCATTCACAACTGCGGCTACGGAAAGAATGCGTATTCATTCTGATGGTCGAGTTAGTGTTAATGCAGTTGCCACATTTGATGCTGGCACAACCATGGTGGTTGGTGGTGGTTCTGCAACTGTAAGGTCCACATCTGCTCAATTGGCAATTGCTAGAACAAC